ATGAGTGGTAACTCCAACAATGCAACTCCAACTGAATTCGCAGTTGTTGGTTACATAACTCGTGGAAACATGGGTACTGATCAGATGGTTCCTCCTAAGGGTACTACAGGTCAGCGTCCAGCAACTCCAATTCTTGGTGGTCTACGTTACAACACAACAATTGCTGCCTTTGAATCTTATAACGGTTCTGCTTGGGTTCCATTAGGTGGACTTCAGAACGTTGATGTCACATCTACTTACAGTGCTTCATCATTCCAGTCAGTCTGGTGTAATACAAGTGGTGGTGGATTCACAGTTACTCTACCTGGATCTCCTAACAAGGGTGATACAATTAGGTTCTTCGACGTTGCTAAGACGTTCGATTCTAACAACCTAACGATTGGTAGAAACGGAAAACCAATTATGGGTGACGCTTCTGACATGACAGTTAACACTGAGGGTGCTGCATTTGATCTCGTATTCTACGACAACTCCTCAGGTTGGAGAGTCTTCACAGTCTAATAAAGACAAGACTTTAGGGGAACATGGGTTCCCCTTACTTTATATGATGTTCTAATAAATAATAAGGACTGATCTTAACAAATGGCTACTTACGGAAGTTACAAAAAAATTGTAAATGGGCAGATAATCGATAACACGATTCCAAACTCTGCTCTAGCCGCTGGTGCTGGTCTGGCATATAATGTGTTCCATGTATTTGGAGCTCAATGTCATTGCACCACTGGATGTTGCTGTTTGTGGACAGTTCCAGTTGGCGTAAAGAGGGTTACCTTTGAGCTCTGGGGAGCAGGTGGTAACGGACACGGTGCTTGTTCTTGTAACAGGTGTCATCACTATCAAGGTGCTGGAGGAGGATTTTACAATAGTAAAACTATCTCTACTACTGGTGGATGTACTTATACTATTTGCGCTGCGGGTGTTTATCGTTGTCTAAGTAGAGAGTGTACTGCTTGTAATGGATGCTCTTCTTATATAAATGGTTATAACTTAAGTAACTTCTGTGCTATAGGTGGAGGACAAGGAAGATCAAATACTTCTTGGGATACTGCTTGTAACTCTGATTGGGAATGTTGCATAAGTCCTACTGCAAACAACGGTGATTTTGGAATGGGTAATCACAGAGGACATTGGGGTGGAACAGTATTCTGCCACTGTAACTGGGTTACAACATGTACAACTAGCGCACCATTCCTTGCTGGTGGATCAGGTATGTCTCAATCACAGGTTGTCTGTTGGATGAGATGTGGTGATTTCTACGCTCCATATGGAGTTGGTGGACAAGGTGCTATGACTACCTATTGTGAACGCTGTTGCGGTCAAGGTGGTACTGGTGGCAGTGGAGTTGTTAAAGTTACATACACATAAGGACTAGAAAACACAATGGCAAGTTATTCAAGTTATAAAAAACTAACAGGCGATGAGCTAGCAGATGGTTCAGTAGATGCTGCTGACTTAACGGTTGCTCTTAATGCTGTGTATGGTGTTAAGTGGTTCTATGGTTCTCCTGGCGCTTGTACTCCAGGTTGCTGCTGTCTTTGGAGCGTACCAACTGGTGTAAAGAAATTACACATTCAAATGTGGGGTGCTGGAGGAAATGGTACTGGTGCTTGTTCATGTAATAGATGTCATCATTACATGGGTGCTGGTGGTGGATATTATAATACAAAAACTATTGATACTGCTGAGGGATGCCAATACTCAGTTTGTGCTGCTGGTGTTTACCGTTGCTACTCAAGAGAGTGTACTGGTTGTGAAGGGTGTTCATCTTATGTAAATGGTTTTAACCTATCTAACTTCTGTGCTATTGGGGGTCAGAGAGGTAGAGCAGATACATCATGGAACACATTATGTACCTCTCGTTGGTGCTGTTGCCTAAATCCAGGTAACAATGGTGGTGAGTTCATGCAAGGTACTCATACTGGTGGTTGGGATGGTGCTGAATTTGTTTATGATAGAGGATTCTGTCATTGCTATAACAGAGCACACTATTCTCAAGGTGCTGCATTGATTGGTACTGTATCACAGCAATCTATTAGAGAGTGTTGGATACGTTGTGGTTGCTGGACTGTACCTTATGGTAACGGTGGGCAAAACGCTATGACTTCATATTGCGAACGCTGCTGCGGTCAAGGTGGTACTGGTGGCGGTGGACTCGTTAAGATTACATACTTCTAAAGGACTAAAAAATGGCAGTTTATTCAAGCTATAAAAAAATTGATGGGTCTACTTTACCTGCTGGTAGTGTTACTGCTGGTAAATTAAATGCCACTGGATTGGATACATGGAATGTTAAATGGGTCTATGGTGATCCTAACCCATGTACTTCAGGTTGCTGTTGTTTATGGACAGTTCCTGCAGGAGTAGCAAGAATTACTTTTGAAATTTGGGGTGCTGGAGGAAATGGACACGGATCATGCTCATGTAACCGTTGTCAAATATATGCAGGTTCCCAAGGTGGGTACTATGCTACAAGAACTATTGATACAGCTCCAGGATGTTCTTATACAGTCTGTGCTGCTGGTGTATACCGTTGTTACTCAAGAGAGTGTACGGGGTGTTGTGGATGTATGTCATATGTAAATGGTTTTAACTTATCTAACTTCTGTGCTATTGGTGGTAGAGGTGCTTGTGCTCAGGGTAACTGGTCATATGCATGCTACTCTAACAATGCTTGCTGCCGAGGTCCTAATGATAACGGAGCAGAATTTGGAATGGGTAACATGCCTGGTGGATTCTGGAACCCAAGAGGTGTATTCTGTCACTGCCACGGTAGATTTAATATTCCTACTGCTGCACCATTTATTGGTACTAACGTCTTTACAAACCAAAACTTCTGTTGGGTTCGTTGTGGATGCTGGACTGTACCATACGGACATGGTGGACAGAGTGCTATGACCAACTATTGTGAACGCTGTTGCGGTCAAGGTGGTACTGGTGGTCCAGGACTTGTTAAGATTACATACGTTTGATATAATAATAAAACGTTTGAACTTTAGGGTGCGGTCAAACGCATCCTTTTTAATGTCTAATATTATAAATAATACCGAAGGAGATTACCTGAACAAAATCCGAAACAATTATGGCTACTAACATTAGCGTCGAATACGACCTCCCACTACCAAACGATTACATGGTAGACCATGCTTTTACCGATGGTAAAACACGTAAATCCACATATGATGGACCTGATAAAATTTGGTTACAGATTGGTGCAGACGGCACAGAAAAAGCTGGACCTTTAAACGAAGACGATATATTAGATGGTCGTCCAATGCCCGCTGACGTAGTGGAGTGGAAAGAAATTGATTGTGCAACTAATCCACTTATCTGTCAGTTAAGAGGTATGCCTATTGATGAGAAAGAAGAAGACTATACTGATAGTGCTACTTGTTCAATCACTCCTGCAGTATCTGGATATCCTCAGTGTACATATGGAACACCATTGATGCCTGGTGACATCTATGATAGAGATAGTGTTAAAGTTGTAGGTGGTAGCGTTACTATCCAACCATTTACTGCTATTGGTAAGTTACTTGATAGAGAAACTGATCTTACTTGGGATGATATCAGGAAGCACAGACAGAATGCTCTCCAAGCAACTGATGGTAAGGTTACAGAAGATATGCCAACTGATCTTAAAGAGAAGTGGAAGACATATCGCCAGAAGTTAAGAGACTTCCCTGCTACAATGGCAGCAGCAAGTGTTACACCTAATGGTGCATACTACATGATGCCATTATCACCTGACGATGAGGTTCTTCCAACAAATGGTGGACTAGCTATTAGTTAATTGCTTTTACTTTAACATGAATGAAAAATTTAAGATTTATAAATTTGATTACATAAAAGAAAACCAAGCAGAGATTATAAAGGTGGCATCTGATTGTCACCGTTCTCTGGTAGAAGACGGATTCGGGGACACAACCTGGAGTTATTATCTGTATAATATCTTCAGTGTCACCAGTCCGTCTATTCATTTCTGGAATATTTTTAAGTATTTACGTGGTATTATTAAAGAGAATGTAGAGGATGAGAGGTGCTGGTTCCAAGCATGGTTAAATTATCATGACCATAATCAGGTTTTAGATTGGCATAATCATTCTGCACCTTGGCATGGTTACATTGCATTAGAACCACAGGACACCACAACACAATTTGGTGATTGGGAAGTTAAGAATGAGACAGGTAATATATATTTTGGTAGAGGGAATGTTCGTCATAGAGTGGTGAATGATTCCTACTATACAGGTAAGAGACTTACTATTGGGTATGATGTAATACCTGAGAGTACATTTACTAATATTAATGCACGGGCAACCAAACAATATGGTGCTATGCCCTTGCTTTAGTTGACAAAATACCCTATAATAAGGGGATAAATAAAGAAGAGATTATTATTCTTTGGAGTATATGCAATGAGATCGAAGGCGTTTTTTGTTAATGGTGGAGCTGGCAGAGTGATTTGTTCCATACCTGCGTTTGAAAAGTATGCAGAAACACACGATGATTTTGTCATTGTATGTGAGGGAGGGACAGACTTTTTTAAAGGTCATCCAAAATTAGATGGTAAAGTATATGATAACTGGCATAAGGGATTATTCCAAACACAATTAAAAGATAGGGATATAATATCTACAGAACCATACAGAGTATGGGAATATTATAATCAGAAGTGTAGTCTTGCACAGGCATATGATATTCAAATCAATGAGTTAGATGAACCAAGAGAACTTCCAGTTCCTAGAATTGAACTAGCAAAGATGGAAGCTATCCAAGGTTTTAATGCAGTAGAGGAAGTAAGAAAGGGAACAGGTAAAGAAAAGATTTTGGTTGTTCAACCTTTTGGTAGGTCAGTTGAACAAGTTGGTGGTGATTTTATTGCTGATATTACTTCACGTAGTTTTCCTTTGAATGGTATTGTTGAAATTATTAATGAACTTAAAAAGGATTATGGTATCATTATAATGAGTGAGATTCATTTTCCACTTGAAGAGAATGAAGAGAAGGCAAAGATAAAAGTTGCAAGACCAGAGATTCAGGACATGAGGACATGGGCAGGTGTTATTAATGCAGCAGATCACTTCTTAGGATGTGATAGTATGGGGCAGCATCTTGCTAAGGCATTTGGTAAGACTGCCACAGTTGTAACTGGATCAACATATCCAGTTAATATATCTTATCCTGACTGTAAGGATTTTGATATCATTGATGTAGGAGAGGGAAGGAGACAGTACTCACCTATTAGACTTACTACTGATGAAAGAGTTGATCGTTTTAATGATCAAGCAATGGAACTTGATAAGGATCAAATAAGATCTATACTTACTTCTGTTCGTAAGAGAATGGGTAAGTCAACTGCTTATACAAATTATAATAAGACTGCTGCCCCACAGCAGAACGATTGTTGTGCTCCAAAAATGGGTATGGGTGGAGGAAGTTCATCCCCTTCTTATGGTGTTCCAAAGGGAACTAATAAACCACAATTAAAACCATCATCAAGTAAAGGTTTTATGGCAGATGTTAAGAACGCATCTCAACAAAAGGTAGAAGGTCAAGTACAGGATATTTTAAAGAATCTTAAGTGAGGTTTATATAATGACTCAATGGATTGCAGCTCTTGCTAGAGGGCATAACTCTGGTGTATGTTTACTTAAAGATGGTGAGATAGTATTCTCTACTGAGGAAGAGAGATTTACTAGGAATAAGTATGATGGTGGACCATTGGCATCAATGGTTAAAATTTTAGATTATACTGACCATGTTGATTACCTTGTGATTGCTCACACTCAACCTCTAAGTGATGCTGGTAAGATAGATTTCTCTGGTGAGGATATCTATACTGGATTTGCTAGGAAGTTGGGTTTGATTAATCGTAAAGAGAATTGTTATGATCATCCTCAAGTTATAGATCTTAGTAGAACACATCATAAACTTCATGCTGCTTGTGCATTTTATCGTTCTGGATTTGAATCAGCAGTAGCAGTTGTAGTAGATGGTGCAGGTACTTTTGTTCCAATGAACATTGGTGGTCAAGAACCAGAGATGACATGGGAACTTGAGTCTATGTTTACTTGTGATTATCCATCAGAATTTAAAACAATCTATAAGCACATGGCAGGTAGAGGACCTTGGGGTTCTGCACATATACCTGAGATGTCTAGTGAAGGTGAAGGTGAGGAAGGAACACATGAATTATTCTTAGATGAGAGTGCTGGTATTGTTAAAGCATACGAAGCAGTGACTCAGTATTGTGGTTGGGCTCCTATAGAAGCAGGTAAGACAATGGGATTGTTCCCATATGGCGAACCAACTGATAAGGTTCCAACGATTTATACTGATGGTGGCGGGGGAGCATGGAAGACAAGTGATCGTAATGTAATAGTTCCTACATATCCAAATGGTGCTGTAGTTAATGAAGGTAGATATGAATATCTTAGGACACCTCAAGGTACTGAAGATCTAACTAAACTTCAGAACCGTAGAGATGTTGCCTATGCTATTCAAACAGAATCACAGCAGATGGTTCTTGATTTAATTCGTAAGGCAGTTGAGATGACTGGCAATAAGAATGTAGTATTGTCTGGTGGATATGGATTAAATTGTGTTGCAAACTATTGGTATCTTGAACAGTTAAAGGGTGAAGGTATTAATTTGTTTGTTGAACCAGTAAGTAATGATGCTGGTACTGCTCTTGGAGCAGGATTATATGTACATCATCAAGTAAATGAAGACATGAAAATTAAAGAAAGGATTACAAATTTATACACTGGTCCTACATATAACTATACAACGGAAGAGATCTCTGAGTCTTGTCAAAAGTATGGTGCAACTAATGTAACTAGTGCATCTTATGATGATGTAGTTAAATTAATTACTAATAAGAATATAGTTGCAATGTTCCAAGGATCATCTGAAGCAGGTCCAAGAGCACTTGGTAATCGTTCTATCCTATATGATCCTCGTGATAAAGACGGTAAGGATTTTGTTAATAGTGTAAAGCATCGTGAATACTTCAGACCATTTGCAGGTTCTATTTTAAAAGAACATGTACATGAGTGGTTTGATCTTCGTGGTATGGATGACACTCCATTTATGATGTATGCTGTGAAGTGTCAACCAGGAATTGAAGAGAAGATACCTTCTATCATTCATGTTGATGGTACTTGTCGTATACAAACTGTAACTGAAGACGTTAACGCACATTACTATGGACTCATCAAGGAATTCTTTGAACAGACTGGTTGCCCTATCATCTTTAATACTTCCTTTAATTTGGGTGGAGAACCTCTGGTTGAAACACTCGATGATGCGTTACGGACTCTTGCTAATAGTGA